CCATTAGCGCCATTACCAGTACCTCCATTATTACGAGAACCACCACCAGAACCGCCGCCATAAGGGTTGCCAGACTGGCCTGTACCACCATAGTATCCATATCCACCAGAACCAGCGTATGGACCACCACCAGCGCCGCCAGGATTAGCGCCAATTAGGTCTGAACCGCCACCCCCGCCTCCAGCAGCCCAATATGTAATACCATTAAACGAACCACTAGCCCCATCTCCACCGGGAACTTGCTGATAAGCACAACATGCAATATAGTATTGGTTATATCCAGAACCAGCACCGCCGCTAAGGTTTAAGTTACCTCCAGCAGCGCCACCTCCAGGAACTGGGTTTCCTCCCAAACACCCTCCGCAAGGCGGTCCATAAGAGTTACCAGGGCCACCATACCCGTATGCTCCTACGTTGGCATTAGCTACATAAGAAGTTCCACCAGTTGCAACACCCCCAACACCACCAGCCCCGACAACTACAGTAAGCGTGTTTACCGTTGCTGTTAACGTAGTCTGAACAATAGATGCACCGCCACCGCCAGAACCGCCGGATGTATCATTTGAACTTCTACCGCCGCCGCCAATAACATATGCTGTTACTGTTAAAGGTACAAAGTTAGTAGTACCATAAAAATTTGAAAAGGCTAAATTAGTATTTGGGAAATAGTATGGGCCAGTTCCACCTGAGTAGTAAACTGTTCCTCTGTAAGCCCCTAAATTGTTACCCAGCCCAAATTCCCCATTGATTTGGGACATTGTTAGAGTACCAGATGCTGGTAGGGTCATTACACGGTTCCGTATGCAGTTACGTTAGCTTTAACAGTTAAGTTGCCACTCGAATCTAATTTAGCAACGTTAACGCCATTATAGTTAAAGTAAAGAGTTGTACCACTTGGGGTTACAGACCAACCACCTGAGTTAGTTATTTGATTGGAAGCCCCAGCAGTGAAACTAGCTGCAGTACCAGAAACACCATTAATTGTGCCCCCAGTTATAGCTACGCTACTAGCATTTTGAGCAGCCATAGTACCAAGAGTGCCTGTTGCTGTTTGCACAAAAGCGGTTGTAGCAAGTTGTGTTGTATTTGTACCAGCTGTAGCAGTTGGGGCTGTCATAACCCCAGAAATAGAACCACTAGTTAAAGATGCAGTACCAGAAGCAGTTAAGTTCCCTGCAACAGTAAAGTTCCCCGTAGTAGTATCAAAAGATGGGAAGAAGTTTGTTCCATCAGACCAAATTTGTACTTTTGCGCCAGCCGGCACGGTAATCCCAGAACCAGCAGCTGTTGTATTACCAATAACAGAAGAGTTATAAAAAGTAGCTGTATAGCTTGTATTGTTCCAAATAATAAAAGTTTTACTTACAGGCGGGGCAAAAATATTAAAGTTAGCACCTAGAGTACCTGCATTTAGTTTTAATACCGCATAGATAGCTTGGTTTAGTGATGGGCTAGCAGATGGTCCGTTAACATAGGTTAATACTTGGTTATTTGATGTTGGTGTTACAGTAACTGTTTGATACCCCGCAATTGCGCTATCGTAGATATACTGAAAATTGCTGTTTGTAGTACTACCCCAAGTACCAGGCTGTTCTCCAGCTCCGATAAGTTCGGTTCGTAGTATTGATGAGTATGTTGACATGTTTATCCTTTATGGGTAGTTATTATTAATTGGTACCCAAATTACTGTTTGTCCATCGTTAGTGCTTGTCCAAGTACCTGCTCCTGCGTTGTTAACGGTAGCCCAACCAGTTGCTTGATTATCATTAATTCTATACCAACCACGAGGAAATGGGCTGTCTAATAATACCAAATTTTCGGTTATTTGACTACTAAATGAGGCAATTACAACCGCCGCATCGGCTGGCGCTATATTTTCTGTTACTAGGGCATTTAAGATTCTAAGGGCTGTTTGGGTATCAGCTGCGGTTAGGGCTTCTGTTATGGCGCTATTGTAGATTTTTACTACTACGCTAGAATCAGCGGCTGTAATGGCTTCAGAAAGGCTAGATGCAAAAGACGCTAGGACCGACTCTAAATCAGCAACCCTTGTAGCCTCAGACACAACAACTGCAAAAGTAGCTGCAACTGACTGGGAATCCGCTACGCTAAGCCCTTCTAAAATTACTCGTCCAAAAACTCCCGTTGCAGTGGGGGTATCAGCTATAGTCAGGGCTTCTGTAATAAACTGGTTATAAACCAAAGAAACTGTAGGCGAATCTGCCAAAGTTATAGCTTCAGTAATAGCCGTAGCAAAAGCAGCCAAAACAGATGGGCTATCTAGGAATGATGCGTTTTCGCTAATAACTGTGGTAAAAGAAGCGGTTGCTCTAGGGGTGTCTGCTAATGTAGTAGCTTCGGATATGGCGCTGGCAAAGGCAGCTAAGACTGTTTCAGTGTCGGCTAAAGTTGTAGATTCTGTAATTGCAGCGGTAAAGGCTTGGATTACAGTCTGGGTATCGGCTACAGTTAAAAGCTCGGTAATAGCTACCGCAAGTACATTGGTAACTGTAGAAGCATCTGTAATCGAAGAAATAGACTCAACAATGGCTGCTGTGTAAAGGCTGGCAAAGTTAGGAGTGTCTAAAACAGATAGGACTTGTTCGGTAATTGCTGCGGTAAAGCTAGCTACTACTTGGGCTGAATCAGCGGAAGTTAACCCCTCTGTAACCAGACCAGCAAAGCTTGCCACAACCTGCGCAGAATCGCCCGCAGTTAAAGCTTCAGTAATAGAACCTGCAAAAGCTACGCTAGCAGTAGAAGAATCTAAAGCAGTTAAAGCCTCAGTAATTAAACCAGCAAATAAAGAACCGCCAGCCGCAGAGTCCGCTGCAGTTAAGGCTTCGGTTATTGCATAAACAAAGGTGGCTGAGACTTGGTTATTGTCCCCAGCCGTTAAAGCTTCAGTTATTGTTTTTAGATAACTAGCCGTTGTTTGGTCTGAAGTTCCAGCAGTAAAAGCTTCTAAAACAGCAACAGCGATTGGCCCCGTACCTGTAGGGCCTTGTTGCATGAATGGCCCAGCCGAGAAAGGCTGTTTACCAAACATAGGTTAGCTCCAGTTACCTACAGCAAAGTTAGTAGCTGCTGTACCAGTACCGCTTATTGGTGAAACCTTAAAGTATGAGTTAACACCTACGATTGCGGCAGCGGCAACACCCAAAGATACAGAAGGAATCAATGTACCAGCCGTTGTAATTCTTACAAAACCTTTAATATATGCATAACCTGAAGTGCTTGTGTTTGTTGCTGATAAAGTAGTATTAGCGGCAGTATTATATGTTGCAACACTTGCTGAATTTTGTCCGTTAAGGGCTGTTACTTTTTGTGATACAGCATTCCATCCTTGTGAACCAATTACCGCAGTACCAGCTACCAAAGCAAAACCAAATGAGCCTGAAGTGGCAGACATGGATGATAAAGAATAAAAACATTCAAATTGATATGTACCAATAGGAAGTGTTACTGCTCCGTTGGTTGTTGCGTTAAATAGCTTTTGTGCGGCAGTCTGAGATGTTAGTGTATAAGCAGTACCTAAAATCACCACTTGTTCGTTATGTAAAACACCACGAGTAGAAGCTGCCATTGAGAAGTATGGAATTGCTCCGTCATACTCCATCGCCCCCGCAGCAGCCGTAGTTAAGTTTGTCCCTGTTGTAAGCTGTAGTGGTGCTCTTGCTGTTGTGCCAGCTGCCAATAAAACGGCTGTTGGAGAAAGAATATTGGTTGACGGGTTAAAACTCAAACCAGCCGCAGTATTTGAGCCTTGGTTACTTGTGGTATTTGCACCTACAAAAGTAGGGTAAAACGATGCGTTAGTTGCTACTGCGCCTGTATTAGCCACATTGGTTGCATTTGTAGCGGTTGTGGCAGTACCAGCAGTTGCAGCATTTAAGTTAGCCACTTGAGTTGTAGAAGCGACTGTAAATGGTGCTGTACCTGTAGCTACTGTTGAATTTAATGGGATAGATAAATCTAAAGCCGTACCTTTAAGCTGCATTTTCCAAGCGGACTTGGCTTGAGTAAACCCACCTACATACCATTGATGGTAGTTTTGAGTTCCTGTTGAATCTGTTGCATAAACTAAATTCCCAGTTGCAGTTGTAGCCGCACTAGGGTTAGACATCAATACATATCCCTCATTGGGGGTTGTAATTGAATATGCCGCATCTGAAAAAGTGGAGCTATTGATACCCCAATCAATCCAGCCTGTAGCGTCTGCGCCGTTATTTGGATAGGCTACAAAATCAGAGGATGCGCTTGTTCCGCTATTGTCATTGTGGCAATAGACTTCCACATATCCGTTAGCACTACCAGCAGCAGCAACAAGTGGGTTTGTTGTGCCACCAACTAAAGTTCCATTACCAACAGAAAGGAAACGAGTAATAGACCAGTCACCATTAGTGCTAATAGAACCCAAGGCAGTTCCAGCTACACCGCCATTGTAAAAAGTAAACTTATCCGCAGTACCTACGCTAAACCGCCCATTACCGCTTACTGGGTCATAATCAACCACAATGCCGTCAACAAAAGTACCCTGGAAATTGCTATCAAAATAACCAGTCTGAGAGCCTACCGATTTAGAGGCTGGGTAGTCAACAAAGACAGTTACAGTACCTGAGAATGTGACAGCAGCACCTGCGTTGGATGACGCTAGGATTGTGGTACGGGTTAAAGTCGGCCCTGTAGTGGAATAAGTACCAATACCCGTTTCCCAATTTGTGCCGTCTGTAGCACCATAATAAGTAGTATTGGTATTTCCTATTCCAGCCAAGGATTGATAGCCAGTAGAAGCCCCAAGCAAAGTAAAACTAACAGTCGTATTGGCTGTTGCGGTTTCCTGCGCACGGTCTAAAAGGACTAGGGCCATAAGGTTCTCTTTTACTGTCTATTGTCTATCAGCACCCATTGGGTACCTTCGGTGTTGTCTATTTTAACCCATGCAAAGCCTATTGGGGCGTCTGGCGGGAAGGTTATGTTTTCTATAGTGTTGTAGCGGAATGTCGCCACTATATCGTTAATATCCGCTGCGGTAATGCCTTCTGAAATAGAAATATTAGGGTAATACGCTGTTCCTACGTTAATATCTGCTGCCTGCATTGCCTCGGTAATAAAGGTAACAAAGGTAGCTACTACCGCTTCTGAGTCAGTCTCAGAGATAATGCTTTCTAAAATACTAGCAAACTGCGTCTTAAGCGCCGCCTCAGTATCTGCTACCGCTATATTCTCTGTAAGCGTAACTACAAAATAAACACCACCTAATGCAGCGTAGGCAGGTTGAGCAAAGGCAGCGTACCCAAACATTTAATATTTGCTTTTAATAGCTGCATTAATCACGCAGGCTGTGTGCCAGATGTCATAGGCTGTGAACCTGCTGGGGCTGCTACTGTAACTGGTGGAGTCCAAGCATTCCAAACAGCCACACAAGCTTCGGCCCAAGTTGGAAGCGCTGCAATCATTTCATTAGCTGGTTTTGGTGCAAACGGGTCTATAGGGTCAGTAAACTCAATCCAGCCTTTAGTATCAAACCATTGCAGGGCATGAACGTCTTGTGGGATACCACAAGTAGATAAATCTAATGGTTGATGTGAGCTGTCGCTATCTACGGCAACAAAAGAGTCGCTAGGGATAATTGTTAATTTCATTTGTCATTCTCCAAAATTAGGGTGTGCATTTGTTGCGGTATATTGGCAGCTGCTAGTAGTACCTTTTGGCTTGCCTCGTTAGACTTAACCATTTCGTTTCTAAAGGACTCAACTGCTGCTGCGGTGCTATGCTGTTGACGAGCATTTTCAATTAGCATCATGGGCATCATAGACATAGCGCAACCCCAGTCTTTAAGAGGCTCACCAGTATTAGGGTGCGTACCGTGAATCTCGATAAACCAAGCGCAATCAAGCTGCTTACAGGGTTGGAATTTATTTAGTGGACAGTTGTTTTTAGGTTCGATTTTCATATATTAGTTCTTCGAGCAGATGATGATATTGGCATAACGCACATTAAGGGTTACAGCACTTGAAGTAATTGCAGTAATTGAGTGGGTGTGTGAACCGCCACCACCTTCTGCAACAGTTGATGGTGTGACACTAGAACCTGCAAAGCCACCACCTGCGCAACCATTCATTTGAAAATCGGTGAAGCCTGATGCTGGGGGTCCGAATAAGTACCTTAAGTAACCATTAAAAGGAAAAATATGCGTATGGCTAGGCATTTGCGCTGTTGAAAGCGTTGTTGCGCCAATTGCTCCACCACTAATAGTAGGTGTCTGATTAGCAAATACGGTTGAATAAGCAGTTGTACCGCCTGTTGTACCGCCTGTGCCAGATACTAGTCGCATGTCATAGTCATTAAGAGTTGTTACTTGGGTCCAACCTGTAGGAGCTGCTGCTTGATAAAAAAGAAGTACTGTGCCAGTAGCAAAAGGGGGTGCGTTAGCAGCGGAAGTCCAAGCAGTTCCATTGGAAGTTAAAATATTTCCACTTGTTCCAGGGGATGGAAAGCTTGTTTGCCCTGTCCCACCTACGTCTGCCGTTACTGTTGTTAGCGCCATAGTTATGTCTTAATAATAAAGTTAATTGCCAAGTATGGCTGCAAGTTAGCGCCTGTTGGGCTAACACCAGCGGTGTTAACAGTAATTCCTGTAGATGCTGCTCCTGTATTCATACTAGAAATTTGTACCAGCACTCCAGAACCACCACTAGGATTTCCATAAGTTAAAATTGTTCCAGGCAAAGAGTGTGAGTGGGTTGGGTCTGTAATTCCGTGAGTATGGCTTGGGACTATGGCATCAGCAGAACCTCCTGTAGTAGCTAAAGCATATGAACCACTTACACCTAATGGACTGCGACCACGATAATCAGGCAAGTTAAATGTTGTTGCCCCATCACCTGTACCAAACGTAGTACCAACTACAGCAAATAGAGCAGCATAAGTAGTTCTAGATACTGCAGTACCGTCGCAAAGGGCGTACCCGCTAGGTGGTGTAGCAGTGGGCCACATCTGGATTGTTCCGGATAAAACACCCGGTGCTGGAGCTGTAGAAGTCCAAGCAGTTCCATTGGAAGTTAATAAATTACCAGACGTTCCAGGAGAAGTTAATCCAGTACCACCATTGGCTACCGCTAAAGTACCCGCTAAAGTAACAGCACCTGTTGTAGCCGTGCTTGGAGTTAATCCTGTTGTGCCACCACTAAATGATGCTACAGCCCCTGTAGTAGGGATGCCTAAATAGCGAACTGAAATATTGTTTGTACCTGCTGCGGGAGCAGTTGTAAATGTAAGTGTTGTTCCTGCGACTGTGTAGTTAACGGGGTCTTGTACCACACCAGAAATAGCTACTAAAACAGATGCCGCATTAGGCGGCGACACACTCATGGTAAATGCTGTTTGAGAGCCTGTACCGCTAAAGTCTTGGTAAGTAATTGTGCTATATAGATTTAAGTTACTTACTGACTGCACTTCAATTAAGTCACCAACAATAGCGCCGGTAGCTAGAGTAATCGTTGTTCCGTCTGTAGCTGTGTAGTCGGCGTTACCTAGCTTAATACCATTACGATAAACAGATACAAACCCAATTACGTAGTTAACTGTAAAAACAGTTTGCCCTGCAGTAGCTGTAAAGTCAGTTGTAGTAAGTGTTCCAGCCCCACCCGGCTGCCAAGAAGGCGCAACGCCTGTACCATTAGAGGTTAAAACATAAGTGCTTGAACCGGGGTTGTTACTAGAAACTACTGTGTTCTCTGCAGGCTGTGTAATGAACGCATTTACTGTACCAACAAAAGTAACTGCTGCGCCTGTGTTAGAGGACGCAATAACGGTTGTACGAGTTAAGGTTGGGCCAGTAGTTGAGTAGGTACCAATACCTACTTCCCAATTTCCTGATTGGTCAGTTGCAGAATAATAAGTTGTATTCCCATTGCCAACAACAGCAAAGGACTGGAAGCCATTTACAGAGCCGCTTAAAGTAAAACTTACGGTTGTATTGGCTGTTCCAGTTTGCTGTACTCTATCCGCTAAGACCAGAGCCATTATTTGTTCTCCAGTGGCTGTTTAGTCCATGTGTAGCCTTTGTGGTGTGGTCTTTTACCATTTGCACATTCGTAAACTGCAGTATGCGTAAACCCAGCAGCATTTATAGCTTTAGCGCCAATAAATTCAATTTGCTCACCAGTCTGCGTATTGGTTCCAATAATTTTGTTTTTCAAACAGTTTGTATTGCCAACTTTAGCTAAACTTATTTTACGTCTATGTTCTTCAGAATGTGTCTTACCTTTATTCCAAGATGGTCTTCCCATCATAGCATTGGATAATTTTTGCTTACAATCTTCGGTTAATGGAACACCTTTATTCCAAACTGGGGCTGTGCGTTTAAATCCTGATGTACCTTCACCCCCATTTGTTAGGTTACATAGTTTATGCCCTAATTCACGAAAGCAATCTATTAAAAGCACTTCGTGGTCAAACGCCTCTTCCTCGGTATCCCAATTAGCTAGGATTTGTACTTCAGGGGTACCATACTTCTTTACTATATTTTCCCAATAGCTCCCTCTTTGATAAAAAGAGTGCGCCCTACCCCCTTGACCTTTACCTATATAAAATAAACGGCCTTGGGGGGTATAGTGGGCATATGTATAAAACACAAAAAGTGCTTTAAAATCAAGAAGTTGCGGTGGTCGTATAAGTAACTGCAAGCGAATCACCGTTAGCTACAGTTTTTGAACCACCAGTAAAGTTACCAGCAGAGTACAAAATACCAGTAGTTGTATCTTTAGTAGCAGAAGCAGATGCGCCAGAGTTAATAAAGCAACCATTAACTGTACCAGAACTTGTCATTGCAAAAGTCAATGCAGCGCCAGTTTTAGAAGTAATGTTTGATGGTGTTGTACCAGATGACGATGCTGCAGTCCAGTTAACTGATTGACGATTACCTGTGTAAGTTGGGGCATTAGCCAAACCAACTTCAGTCCAAGTATGTGTAACCATAGTATCAGCAGCTGTGTAAGTAGCTGTACCACCACAAAGACCTAAAAAGTTAGTGCCAGAAGCTGTACCACCAGCAGTACCAGTAGCACCGAAGTAGTAGTCAAATAGGGCTTGTTTACCTACAGCAGTAACTAAGTTAGGGGCTGTATCTTCCCACTTTAAGTTGCCATTTGCGTCAAAGCACTTAACTTCGTAGAAACCTTGGATACCAAGAGTCTCATCGTGTTGTGCGCCGCGGGTTACTGATGCGCTAGCAGCGTCACCAAAGTTAGATTTTTCAATGCTCATGTTAAGAAATCCTTAAAATAGAAGTTGTTGATGTTGCCGTTGGAAAAGTCACAGTAAAAGTACCTGCTGCTGTATTTGTCTTATCTGAACCAAAATCCAACACCGCTACAGCCGCTCCAGTAGTTGCATTATATATCAGAGCGCAGCGTGCAGTAAAGGAAGCTGGGTTCCAAACCGCATTAGAAAAAGACACATACGCGGTGTTGTTATTTGTGTCCCCAGTTGGGACTAAAGATACTGTTAACGTCTTACCGCCAGCTGTGTACCCTGCTCCGGTAATCTCGTTAGAAGTGGTATAGGCTGTGGTAGCGTTATTTAAGTCAGCATTACCGGTGTACAGGGCAATTTTGTACGTGTACGGTGTACCAACAGCAAAGTTCTCCAACCCACTAAGCAGGTTGGTTTTAAATACTGTGCACTGACCTTGAGAAATCATAGCTGATTATAAGGCAGAGCTGTCTGCCCCCTTCTGTATGCGTCATTACGTTCCAGACCATCACCAAGGCGTTTAAGCTGAGCAATACCTTCTTGGTACATTTTTTCGTAGTAAGTTACCATATCTTGCTCACCTTTCATGAACAAAATAGCTTCTCGCATAGCGCCATAAAACAGTACTGGGTCGTAGTTATCGCCAAGCCAGCTTGTACCATTGGCGTTATTTGCTGTAAGTACAGTAATGCTAAACCCTGAACCTGTACCACCGAGACTGCTAGAACTAGCGCTTAGGACATCCCCAACAAGATAAAAACTACCACCGTTATTAAGGACCACAGAAGTAACTACTCCACCGGAAACAGTAATTGTAGCTGTGGCGTCAGCGCCGTTACCACCAGTTAAAGCTACGTCTTGGTAGTTACCATTAGTATATAAAGAACCGCCTGTAGGGCTACCAAAAGTAGCGATTTGACCCTGAACAATAGATACTGGGTAGTAAAAATAGTGTAGCTCTACTGGGTAGTTGCTATCGGGTGTAGGGGCAACAATAAAAGATAACTCATTTTGGTTTGTATACTGAGGGCCAAAAAGAGCGTAATACTTAGGAACACCGCCTGGAGTGCCTTGATAAGCAGTGCCATTGTAGGTAACAGTTGGGTAAGATTCACGTAAGAAATTAATGTCTTTATTTAGCAAGTACACATAGTTATTATTAGAGTCAATAACTGCGGCAGAATAGGTAGACAAATAGTCGTCGGGCAAAGATAAGTACTGATTTCCAGTAGATAAATTACCTGTTACATTCTTACGTAATGCTGGGATTTGAACACTGTTGTAAATACGTTGTTCTGCCTCTTGGACAAAACGAGGTATATTCGCTACGAATAGCGGTTCAGTGTTTTCTGAATAGTCCTGTATTGCTTGATACAGTTGAACGTAGTTCATTCCCATGAGGGTTTACCCTTAAGCCATTGGTCCACGAGCAGTGCGACCTTTAGTAGCTGCGCCATTACCACGGGTTTCAATACCAGTAGTTTTAACTTTAGCTGCTGGAGTTTTGCTAATGTTGCCAATTGAAGGCTTAGACTTATTTAAGTACTCAACACCAGTTTCAACTGACATAGCAGGTAAATCACTACTAACACCTTTACCACTCATTGTGTGTGGAGTAGCGTATTTTTCAGCGGGTTTATTATTAATAGCCATGATTATTTTCCATTCGCTTTTAATTTAGCAAAGTTACGTCCTACAGCTAACATACTTTCGTTAGTCTTGCCGCCAGGACCTTTTTTGCCGTTATCTGCAGCAACTTTTTTGCCGTCAATACCAAGTTGTTTACCCTTAGTTTTGCCTTTTGATTCGATACCATTGCCTTTTGCCATGTCTTACTCCTAATTAATTGTTACTTGCCCTACGGCAGTTGTTGCTACTAAATTGTTCGGTGTTTCATTATAGTCGTACTTCATACCCACAGGGGACCAACCCCATTGAATTTGTCTACTACCACCCGCCGGTGTCCCATCTTCTGATACTAATATGCCAGCAGTTAAATCTGTTTGTAAGCCTGTATATCCAGACTGCCAATAGCTATTATCCCGTCTTGGTTCCCGTACAGCTTGTGGGTCATTAACTGGGTACATACCCAATTGTAACTGAGGCTGGTCAGGTTCCCAACACTCTGGGCATACTTTAATGCTAACATTTTTAGTCTTAATAGTCAGCTTTTTAAGGGCTGTTAATTTAAACCTAAATCCACATCGGTCACATTCCGCAATGGCAAACTTGCCAGAGGCGAACATCGTAGTCATTAGTTAAATCCTAAAAACGTTTGACGAGGGATAAACCTAATCGGAGCCTTCTCTCTATCTTCTTCAGCAGCTAACTGGAATTGCTCATCGTAAACAGCCTTTAGGGCTACAGCACGCTGCATATCCATATTTGGTAGCTTTTGTGCTAAGTAGTAGGCGAGTCCAGCCACCATAGCATTAATAAAACGGAAAGGAATATCTTGGGTATTAACACCATTGCCAGCATCTTGAATACGACGTAAACGCCAGTAAACAAACTGATAATAAGGTACTTCGGCAGTGCCTTGGTCAGGAGTAGGCCAAACAGTGATTTGGGGGTGCCTATCGGGGTTGTTGCCAGTAGGGTATGTCGCACCTGATTGGCGGTTAATCCAGACCTGAATAGGGCGCCCCTGGGCTAGCTTATTAGGTATAGTGCTATAAGTAGAGACACTAATTCGACTAATGGTGATGTCAGTCTGATTATTAATTTGTCCAGAATTAGTACGAATCTGGTGCTCCAAGAGGTCAATAGTGTCGTCAGGTAGGTCATATGTATTTATACCTTGTATGAGCGGAATAATACCTTGCTCAATAGTCCATAAGTTAATACCACGGTTAGCCCACTCAATAGTGAGTAAATTTAAAGAACGACGTGCGGTACGCAAATCATAGCCAGTACGAAGCTCAGCGCCACAGCGCTCAAAAGCCTCTTCTACTAGGTCATTTAAGTCTAAATTAAATGCTGAGGTACCGGATGTTGTCATTATTTTTTCTTCGCTGTTTTAGCAGATTTAATAAAGTCCGCTTTAGAAGGCGCACCTTTAGCCCCAGCACTACGCATCTTTTCACCAGAGCCAGCTGCAATACGTTCTTGCTTCTTATGGATGTTTGCGTAAAGCCCAACTTTGCCACCCTTAGCAAGGACAGCAGATTCAGAAGTCTTAGGAAGCTTTTTAGGGCTAACCGCACCCATACCACGACTAGCTTTCATTAAACCATCCGACCTTTGGTTTTGCCTTTAACTTCAATGCCACCGCCTTTAGCCATTTTCTTGACTTTACCGCCACAGTTCATTTTCTTTTCAGACTCTTCGCCTTTAGCATACTGCATAGGGCTAATCTTACCTGATTTGATTGCTTTGGCTTCATTTAACTCTTCTTTAAAAGTCTCTTTACCACCGAATAATTTTTTAGTTGCCATGGTTTTTCCGCCTTCTTTAAATAATTTAGACTGACCGTGGTCAGTTTTCTTTTCGTTAACTTTTTGTAAATCGGGTCTTTCGCCTGTACCAAACTTTTTACCCTTATCAGCAGCTTCAAAGTCTTTACCAACAGACTGTGGGACACCTAGCTCTTTAGCCTTTGCAGGGTTATTAGCAATCATTTCCATAAAGTTGTGTTGCTTTTTAGATTTACTAGGCATTTTATTTCCAATGCCTTAAAAAGAAATCTACTAAGTATCCACCGCCAGTAGCAAGAATCATCCAAATAACACCTGCTAAAGACTTATCTATAACAGCTTTACGAAATGCAGCTCTATCTGCTTCCGCTTGAATCGCCATACGCACCCAATGAACTTCATCAGGGCTTAGTGGGTGGGCCTCAACAGCTTCACTAACTGCATGCTTAACTAATTGAACTAATTCTAGGCGGGTTTGGTCGTCTAATATCATGAGCATTTCCAACGTTTTAAAGAGGCTGCCTTCCTAGTAGGCTTGCCATTTTCGTCTTTCATCGGACCCGGCATACCAGACATACGGGCGCAGAAAGACTTCTTGCGTGGGCCGCCTTCAGGTTGGGGGGCTTTTAAATTACTGCCTGTAGCTTTGTTGTACTTAGCACGGCCTTTAGCAGTGAGACCAGCCCCTTTCGAGACTGGTAGTTTCTCACCACGCCCAACTGCGAGAGATGGGTTTTTCTTAGCCATACGTAACTGTTTGAAACACGATGTTAGTCACAACAGCGTAGATACCACTTTGAGCTAATACGCCTTCACCAGGAACAATAACTTGGAATGGCTGAACACCAGTACTTGTGTTATATCCACCTAAAAATTTACCTGTAGAGTAAACACAAGCTGTACCGCCAGCAATAGTACCAGTATTTAAATCAGTAATAGTGAATGTATCGGCAGTTAAAACAGTAATAACATAATTACCTGCAACAGCTGAAACGCTAGAAGCTGCGGAAAAAGTAATACCGATATTTTGTCCAGTAGTTAAACCATGACCCACTTTAGTTACCGTTACTGTATAGCCTGAACGAGCATAAGTAGCTGTTACTGGAGCAGTCGTAGTGTCAAAAATGTCAATACCACCAGCAGTACCAGTACCAAGATAAATCAAGTTTTTAAGGCGTACGCGCCCAGAAACCATTAAACCAGAACCACTAAGGTGTGAGGTTTTTACGTCATATTGCATCGTCATAATTAATCTCCTAAATTTTAAAAAGGGGGCCGAAACCCCCCGGGATTAATTAGTCAACGTTACCAAATGGGTATACAGTCTTAGTACCTAATGAACCGTCAGATTGTACGTAGTTAACGTCGAAGTTAAACTTACCAGCAGATAATGTAGTTAGAGTCACACCTACAATAGACAGGGTAAATACAACTTGTGACAACGCAGGTTGACCAGCAGGCTGAAGAATATCAGTTGTTGTAGAGTCCATAGCTAACAAGTTAGCTGCAGAGTAAGTAGTTGTCTGACGACCTACAGTACCAACAGTAGTTGTACCCAAAGCAATAGTAGCATAAGCTGGTGTGCCTGCAGCTGCTGTGTAGCCGTTAGAAACGTAGATATTAACAGCGCTCAAAGATGCGTTACCAACAGTAATAGCTGTTAAGTAGTCACAAATAATAGACTCAATCTGCGCGCCAACTGGGAGGTACATTACTACGCCACGGTAGATATTTGTTGCTGTATCCGCAGGGATTGTAGCTAAAACAGATGGGAATGTAGAAGAAGATGGGGCATAAACAGGGGAGTTTACGTTAGCGTTAAGTGATAACACGTTACCATTAACAAATTGCTGTGCTGCACCAGGATAACCAGCAGTGCCATTACCTGTAGCTACAGAGTAGTCAACAAGGGCTTGTTGGGATAAACGGGCATAACCTACGTTACGTAGTGGGCCAAAACGGTTGTCGCCAGATAGTACTGGACCTTCGAAAGTTGCGCGTGACATAATATATTTCCTATGCAAAAGTTAACCGTACAAATCGTTGCATCGTCTGCTGGGGCAGTCAAGTACGGTAAATTACCCAGATGTTGTGAGTATACACTTTTTTTAATATTTGCAACACAATTATTGGGTAAAATAGGGGGAAATTTAACAACTAATTGGGGGGCTATGAACAATGCAATTCACGGTAAAAAAAGTCGATATAAGAAACCCCTCAATTCAGAGTCTATTGCTTTATCTTCAGAAGCAGATATTGCCAGCGGACCAACCCTACGAACCAACGCGGGGGCACTGGTGGATAGCCTATGCAGAGAATGGGAAGCCCGTCGCTTTTGCGGGTCTGGTACGCTCGACGAAATGGACCGATACCGGCTACTTATGTAGGGCAGGTGTTATGGATGGCTTTACAGGCCATGGGCTACAACATCGTTTAATTAAAGCTAGACTAGCTCAAGCCAAACGCCTTGGATGGAACTGGTGTATCACTGATACAACAAATAACCCCGCTTCTGCCAATTCATTGATTAATGCTGGATTTAAGATATATACTCCTGCGAACAAGTGGTCTTTCCGTAATGCAATCTATTGGAAATATAAGGTAAACCAAGATGCCGTACAAAGACGAGAGCGCAAGAGCCGCCAAGCAAACGGAGTACAGCCGTAATATGTGATACACTGCGCTAATTGCCATAGAAATACGGAGTGCAAATGAAAACAAAAGCTTGTACTAAATGTAAAAACATAAAACTTTTAGCTGAATTTGGAATAGACAATCGCCTTAAAAGCGGTATACGAGCAGACTGTAAAGAGTGTAATAGAACCGCGGCTTTAAAATATCGTAATAGTAACTTAGAAAAAGCTAGGGCTAGTTGTAAAAATTGGGCAGAAAAAAACCCAAAAAAAGCTTCAGAAAATAAGTTGCGTTGGGCTAAAGAAAACAAAGAAAAAGTCTTACAACAAGGCCGAGAGTACCATGCCCGTAATAGGGATAAACGCCTTGCAGCTCAAAAAGTTTCTAGGGCTACTAACCCTGAAAAATATAGAAGGCTAACAAAAGCATGGCGAAAAGAAAATATGGGGTATGTGTTAGCAAAAAATGCCGCACGTCGTGCAGCAAAAATGCAAAGAACACCTTTATGGCTAACTAAAGAAGATTTAAAAGCTATAGAAACCCTATATATTATGGCTAGGCATAAAACAAAAACTACTGGGAAACCTTGGCATGTAGACCACATTATTCCACTACAAGGTGAACTAGTATCAGGGCTTCATGTGCCTAGTAATTTACAAGTTATTCTTGGTGTAGAAAATTTAAGAAAACGGCATAAATATACACCTTAAGAAAAGAAAAAACCCAGCCTTGTGAGCTGGGTTTTTTGTTGGGTACATTCAGATTAGAATGAACCGCTTGAGCCCCAGACTCCGAGTGGGTCTGACCAGCCGAAGCTGTAACGCTCACGAGACTTATAACGTACGTTACCTGTATCGAAATCGCCGTCCATAGAGTTTTGGAGTGGTGTACGCTCAAAGTGCTTCAAGCCGTTTGGAACGTCGGTCAACATGAACCATGCGTTTGTGTCGGTCAAGAAGTGGTTTACAGCGTAGCCTTCAGGGATTGTGCCATTGTTGTTGATTGCACTGATATCGTTGTTGTTTGTACCAACACGTAACTTAGTTTCAAGTAAACGAGTAGCAACGAACATCAATGATGGTGGAACAACCAATTTCTTAGGCTTAGCAGCGATTAACAAGCCACGCTCATCTGTCCAAGCAGCGATTTGAATTACAGCGGCTTCCAAAGAAGTCTCATTCAAGTCTACTGGAGTAGATGCTGTGTTGCTGTTAGTACCACCAGATACCAATGGGTGAGCAGTGTTGAACAAAGACACACCGTCGCCGCCGTTGTAAGAACCACCAGTGTTAAAACCGTTGTTCAATACAGAAGCTGCTTTAACTTGCTTGGTGTAAGCCATCGCACGAGCCAATGCTTTAGTGTAGCGAGCAGACAAGCTGTCGTACAAGTTATCTTCAATCGCTTCTTCAGTGATTGAGAAACCCAAAGCAATAGTTTCGTGTGAGTAGCGTGTTGACCATGCTTCTTGCGCGTTATCGTAAGAGATAGCGCCGCCTTCGTTTTTAACTGGGGCTGCAGAGAAACCTGACAACTTTGTCTCTTCTTCGAATGAACGCTCAGAAGACTCAGTCTCATAGAGTTCTGTGTGCTCTTCGCCGTAACGAGCGTATTCGAGTCCAAACAATGCGTTTAACCCCGGGAGTAGCTCTTTTAAGAGCTGTGAACGTGAAATAGCCATTTATAGCTCCTTAATTAAGCGGTTGTACCGGCAGATTGATAATAAGAATGAACGCCAAAGTTTAATTTGACAATCACATCTGTATAAGCATCGCCTGGGTTTGAAGGGAAATTGCCACCGAAAGTAGAGCTGGAGTTAACCAAGTCAACAATCTTAACAGCAAGTGCGGATGTATTAGCAATAGTGCTAGACAATGCAGTTGTTGCATTACCTGTAGTTGTGCTACCACCGAAGTTTGCCAATGCAGCTGTCTTACCAATAGAACCGTAACCTACGGAACCTTGGGATTGAACTTGATATAACTGGTCTGGGTCTTCAACAACACGAATAAAAATGTTGGTGTAGCCAGCAGTTACAGCGTTAGCTGGTAAATATTGTGCATAGAGTGGGTAACCCAATTGCTGACCTGCCAATTGATAACGTACGCCAACACAAACGCCAACGATACCAGGAGTACTGGTTGTAGGTGTTGATGCGACAACGGTTGGTTGACCTGCTGCTGCTGCGCCTAACTGCACTAAATCACCATTGAAAATGGCTGCAGTGTTGTTTGTGGTCATCAAGTACTCACGGATTGTTCCGCCAGTAAAGGATTGACCGCCGATTAAGCTAATCGGCTTTAGCCCGTAGGGGGCTGCTACTGTGCTCATAAGAGGCTCCTTAAATTAAATTAAAATTAACTCTTACCGAAAGTAACTTTAGTAGCTCTGTCTTTAAACATCGGCATACGTGGGTCATTTTGCGCTAAGAAGTTGTTGTCCACCGAGTCCATCTGGTTAGCAGCTAGCTTCTCGTAGTGAGCAGCACGTTGCTTCATAAATTCTTCAGGGGCACGACATAAAACTAAACCACCAATTTCGATTGAACCTTTAAACTGTCCATCAATGGACGCGTGGCTCATAAGTTCAGGATAATCCTCAGCCTTACAAGGCTCAAAACCTTCCCTACGCTTTGAAGAGACATTCATTGGGTCAGATGACCCCATAATAGAAGTTCTTACCCAACGATGAGTCCAACCTGGACGTGCATCTGGTGTTGGTAGTAACTGAGGAGGTGCCCAACTTTCAACTGGACGTACTTCAGTTTCACGTACTTCTAAATCACGAGTTTTCTTAACCATTATCTATCTCCATTCATTTGTTCGGCAACCTTCTTGGCATACAGTTCTAGAGGCACACCTAAGCGCTTAGCAATCTGTACCTGAGTAGGCGTTAATTGTACTTTTTTGGGGGCAACTGAGCGAGTAGCAGGAGCTACAACAGCAGCAGCGGGTTTGGCACGGGTTTTAACCGGTTGTTTTACTTCTACTTCTGGTTCATTTGATTCTTCGGCTCCGAAATAATCGGGGAATCTTTTCCGGATTGTATCACTGATTTTTGCGTAATACTCATCGGAACCAACATATTTTTCACCGAACTCTCTTGCAAGACGATTATGAATGGTAATTGCAAGGCCAGTCATTTCATCTTCTTCTGGAGTTTCACCACCATACCAGTCGTTAGAATCTAACCAAGTAGTGAGCTTTGGGTCCTGTGCAGGAGTTTCTGGAGTGCTTTGTGGAATATGATATTCCTGCTCTCTAGGCTCAATAGGCTGCATAGTTTTAGCACGGTCTAACTTCAAAGTTGCCTCTGAAATTGCTAGTTGCGCTTCTACTAATGCATCGCTATCACCTGCTTCATAGGCTTCTTTATATGCTTTCTTAGCCATATTAAGTTCAGCTTCGGCACCAGCTTTACCCTGCTCGATATAGCTCTTGCTTCCCTCATGGAGAGTAGCTTGTAGTCTACGGTTTTCATCTGCCATATACTGAGCTGCACGAATAGCTTCTTCACGTGCTTTAACTGCATCTTCTTTTTCACGACGGATGTCATGGTAGCCTTTAGTCAGCTTCTTGATGCGCTTTTGAACTTTCTTGTCGTAAGACTGGAGTTCATCATCTTCATCATCTGCTGCTTCTAGCGCCTTGGATTCTTCCATAGGCTTGCGATTGCGGTCTTCAATTGGGGTATCGTCAACAATCTCGATGTCAATTTCAGGGGCAGCTTTCGCTTCTTTTTCTACTTCTTTTGCTGCAACTTCATCAGGGAACTCAAAGGAATCATATTCCTCACCTATAGGGATAACTTTCCCACCCTTACCAAAAGTTACTGCTCCAAATTCTTCTGCCATTTAAATCTCCTTATGCTCTAGTGATACCACGAGGGTCTAATACAACGGCTTCGACTGAATCATCATTAATAATCCGGAACTCACGACCATGAATCTTTAAGCGTGAACCAGAACTAGGACGAATCAATACAAAGTCACCAACCTTACAGAGCGGACCACTAGGAAACCGTTCTTTATCGGCATAAGCGTCAGGACCAATATCCATAACAAATAACACAGGAGTTAAAACTTCCTCATGTTGTTGTGTTAATGCAGACTTAATCAAACCGCTTTCGTACTCTTCTTCAACCTGGGGAACCATACATAAAATATGGTAGCCGGCAGCTCTTGGAAGTTGTGTTGCTGTTACTTCTTCATCTCTTACTTCTTCTTTCTTTTCAGGTAGCTTCGAGAGGTTTCCCAATGCGTCGCTAATAATGATTTCACTCATCTGAGTCCTTTGTAGTTTGCTCGCGGTCTTTGATTAAATCTGCAGCAAGGGCAAGACCACGGATAATCCCCACTGCATTTTGATACTGGTCATACGTTTTACAGCTGCCATCTGCGACAGCTGTTGCTCTAGCCTCAATCTCCTTTTGGAGTTCTTTTACTAGGTATTGGTATTCGGTCACTCTTTAGTTTCCTTTTTAGTTTCTTTAGCTTGTTGAAGAGCAGTCAGACGTTGGTGTGCTTGGCTATCTAACTGTTGCTCCTTCTGGTGCTGATGCTGCCCCCCTTGTTGAGTACTCTGGTGCTTTAACTCACGCTCTTTCATCATAGCTTTAGCAAATAGTTCTCCACCCTTCTGAATACTCTGGGCTTTGTTTTTTTGCTGAGCCATACCTGCATTAGCAATCATCTGGCCTGCGGCAATCTTAGCTTGTGACTGGATGCGCTCTTGCTCAATCTCGAGCTGCTTCATCTTCAACTGTGCATCGACTTGGTCTTTAGCAGTTTTGCGTTGTTGCTCTTGCGCCTTAAGCTGGAGTTCTTGCTGTTGCATTTGAATCAATGGGTCGGCAGCTTGTTGCGCAGCTTGCTGCTGTTTAGCTTGTTGCTGGTTCTGTTGTAATAGTTGCGATGCAGCTTGAGCCATCATTGGAGCCAACTTAGCTTCCATCTCTGGAGTCATACCTTCATCTTCTTCCTCACCCATGTCATCCATGTGCTGTGGAGGTAACGGTATACCCATTTGCTGGCTAATATTGTTGCGATACTCGAACCCAATATGTTCATTGACGTGTGCCATCATAACTTGCTGTAATTGCTGTGCTTGTGGGTTATTTTGTAGCAATGCCAAGATTTTAGGGTCCTGCATAGCAGCCATGTGCACGGTGATATGCGCTTGATGGTCTTGGTAGCTAAACGCCTTAACTGGCTTCATCATCAGAATGTTTTGGTTTTCTGTGACTGGGTCTTGTGGTTTCTGGTCATCTGACATCGGTACAAGCTTCTGAGCATTCTTGATACCCAGAACTTCAATCATTTGACGGTGGAGGAGTGGGAGGTTGTAGAGCTGCGGTGCCTGCCCAGCCAGCTGGAGCACAGCTTGGTACTGTACGATTTTCTGCGCCATCGTGCTCGCGTTAGGGTCGCTAACCGGTAGAACCTCAACATCATCGTAATCCGATTTCTTAGCTGAAACAGGGCCTTCTTCAGGTTCATACTCATACTCTTCCTCTGTGTAGTCAGCAATAATTGTCTTGAGTAGCTTGAACTCTACCTTCATTGAATAATGTAGGCGAGCTTGAATTGCTGACATTACTTTGAGCGTGCGCTCCAAAATAGCCAAAGTAGTTCCCACAGGTGCATTACCACCCATATCAGATACCTGTAGGTCTCCGGCGGAAACAAATGAACGTCCTTCTTGTACGATTTGGTTAAACAACGCCATTAATGTCTGGCTTGGCTCTTTGTACGGCAACAACATAATGTTGTCTTTAATAGTGCCGCCTGGCACGTCTACGTCTCTAAATTCTCCTGGGCTGATTGGGGTGTCGTCTCCCTTAACCCGTAAGCCTCGTGCTTTGAGACCGCCCGGTAAATTACTGAGTGTCCCTGCGTCGACAAGTTGGCGAACAATAGAAGTAGCGCTACGAGCGTAGCCACCGATAA